TGTTGTTATGGTGTAGCCGGGGAAGTCCTTCTGTAATTGATTGGCGTATTGTTCGAGTGCGTAATGAATGAGGTCTAATTCCTTCTTGTTAAAATACGCTTTCATTGCGATTGCTCTGTTCTTCTCATTAATCTGTGTTGTCATTTCGTCTCTCCTTTATTTATTTACTAACTTGCTAACTACACATACAATAACATACTGATTAATCATTGTCAATAGGGTTACTAAATTGTAACCATTTCTTAACCTTTGAGTGTAACTATACCAGTACTGCACTAAGGTACTAGGTATTAAGTACAATATAAAAATACGACTTTAGTACAATATCTATTTAATAAAAAGTATTGTATAATGGTTACTGGTGTTCGGGTTGCTAACAATACGTAACTAAACGTCTACTTAAAACCCCACATCTACAACAACCCCACTCATAAACCAGTAAGAAAAA